CCTACCCACTCGATGAGGACCGGTGTCTTCGTCTTGCCGCGTACCTTCTTGCCGGCCCCTTGCATCGTGAAGTCCTGCGCGAGCTTCTTGTCAGTCGAGAACGATGCGAGCGACAGGTCGAGGTCGTCACCCGGCTTGTACCGAGCGAACACGTCGCCGATGTCGCCGGGGATGCTCATGCCTCGGTACAGGGCGCGGTTGCCCGCGTCCGAGCGGCCCACGGCCGACAGGAAGTTCTCGATCGCGTCGATCCGCCCCTGCGGCATGTCCCCGACGTTCCCGGTCAGGTACTTCTCGATATCGGTCCGCAGACGCGGGATCGCCGTCGCTCCGCCCGACTGGAACGAGTCCATCGTCTTGAGTAGTTGGCGGCCTTCGGGGGTCGACTTCAGCGCGGCGACCGTCTTGGTCCGGGTCGCTGTCGTCCATCCGCCCTTCGGCAGCAGTGCGTCGAGGGTGTCCTGCGGGAAGTCGACCTTCCCGGCGACCGACCCCGTAGGCGGCTTCGGGACGAACTTCTCTGGCACCTGCGGCGGGACCGCCACGGCGGGCGCATCCTTCACGGCCTCCGCCGCCTCGCGCTCGAACTTCCTGATCGCCTCCTGCGCGTTCAGTTGCCCCAGCGGCGAAGCCGTTGACGCGCCTCGGCGCAACTCCTCAGGCGTCAGCTCCCCGGCCGCCAGCTTGGCCGCCAGGCGCTCGACGAACTCCGGTTCGGCCTTCAGCTCCTCCGGGGCGTCGAGGATCGTCGGCGGCTCGTCATCCTCGTGCCACGACGGCGCCACAATGCAGTGACAGTGGTCGTGGAAGTCGTGGCCGCCAGCCGTGCCCGAGGAGTGGTACACCGCACCCCGGCCCGCCAGCATCTTGCAGAACGCGCAGCCGCTCGACGACGCGACCCGGGAGAACCGGGCGCCGGCGGGGTCCTCAGCGGCCGAACCTGCGATCGTCCGCCGGTCCATGTTGGCGACGAGCCGCTGCATACCGCCCTGAGCCTTGACCAGGGCGGCGCTCTTGTCCGGGACGGGCCCGTATAGCGGAGATACGGCCCAGCGCGCCAGCGCCTCAGCCTGACCGACTGGCACGCGATCAGCGGGGATGGCCGCGAAGCGCTTCGCGGCCCCCGCCTCGTCGCGCAGCTCGTCGTACCAATCAGCGGCGAGGGTTGCCGTCGCTGAGCCGTAGGTGTTGACGAGCCCCGGCATGACGTCCAACAGGGCATCGCGCGTCTGATCGGCGGTGTCGACGAGCCGGAACAGCTCAGCGACATCCTGCTGGGCTAGCTGGGCGACGGAGGAGACTGCCGTCCGATGGTCACGAAGCTGGGCCGCCGTTGTCATCGCTCGCCAGTCCGCCTTCCACGATCGGCGGAGCCGAGGCTTGCGCGGCCTGCCGCAGGGTAGCCAGCACGCCGCGACCGTCCGCGCGACGTCGGTCCGCGAGTGCCCGCCTGATCTGCTGCTGGTCGAGCCCCAGCAGCTCCAGACCGACCTCCGACTCAGCAAGCCACGGAATCGCCTGAAGTTGCTTCATGCCCGCGTCAGCCCTCGCAGACTTCGACGTGTACCGGGGGTCGCGCCACCGCGGCTCGATCGACGCCCACTCCTTCGGCATCACGTCCTCACCGTTCGCGATCGCCAGGGCACGCAGGTGCGACCGCTTCACGGCAGGCGACCAGTCAGCCACCGCGCCCTCGGACTCCGCGATCAGCTCGTACTGCGACGCGTCATACGAGTCGCCAGACGTCGGGTTGGCGAAGTCGGTGATCGCCACCGCCGAGTCAGGCAGCGACGACTCCCGCGCGAACAGCTTCGCGATCGCGTTCAGGCTCGCAAGGTTCGGCGTCGGCGCCGAGGCCGGGAACTGCTTGATGTCGGCGCGGTCCAGGTTGTTGTCCCGTGCGTTCGGGTCGTCCGCCGGCAGGTCCGGGATGCCGCGGATGCGGCCCAGGGCGGCAGCCATCGCGGCCACGTTCGCCCCGTCCGCTCCCTTGACGTCCGACGCGAGCGCCCCGAGGAGCCAGAAGTCCGGGAACGAGAATACGTCCATGTGCCCTTCGAGCCGGACCAGCGACCGCACCGCCATGCGCTGCAGGCCGATGATGGGCCGGCTGATCCGGGATGACCCGAACGGCCGCCCCACGCGAGGCTTGTAGGCCATCACCTCAGCCGGGACACCCCAGGAGTGCTCCTGCCGCTCGACGTGCCACGAACCGCCCGACCGCACCGCGGTCACGGTCTTGTTGTGCAGGTAAAGCGCGAACGCGCTGACCTGCCCCTCGTGGTCGCGGTCGAGCACCGTCAGCAGGTTGTCCAGCCGGCGAAGACGCGGGTTCCACGTGCCGGTCGCGTTGAGCGCGTCACGGACGTGGATCAGCGACTCCGGCTCACCCTCCTGGCCGACCGTGTTCACGAGGAACGACGGCCCGTGGATGAGAGACGACACCATGGCGGAGTTGATTTCGGACCCCAGGTTGTTCTCGTCCCACACCTGCTTGGCCCCGAGGTCGTCTAGGTCGCCGTCGGGCCACACGAACTCTTCGAGGTTGCATCGGCGGGCCACCCCGTCGACGGCCTTGGCTGTCCAGCCGAGGACGATGCCCATCGTGAAGTAGCGGCCCGGGATCGTGTCACCGATCCGGCGGGCCACGTCCTTGTTGTCGTACAGCCGCTGCCGCAGCCGGTTCCGGCTGTGCGTGTCCTCCAACTGCTTGATGAGACGGTTCAGTGTGTCCCGCTCGTCACGGGTCAGGCCGGGGACGATCAGCCGGGGGAACTGCTGCAGCACGGGCGACTCACCTCCTGCTAGACGTCCTCGACGAGGCGTTGGCCCGGGCCGAGCTCGAGCGCCCCGGCCGAGCCGGCTGACCGGGGCGGCGGCGCACCATGGACGCACCGAGGCGGGCCATCGTCACGGCGACGATCGGGTGGATGTTCACCGACGCGTCGGCCCGGTCGTAACCCCAGCCGCCGGCCTTGCCGATCGCGCGCTTCCGTGCGCCCTCCCTGGCGTCGTTCACGGACTGCTGGTCGGCGTGCGTCAACCGGCCGGCCTCGACGTCGGACGCGACCATGCCGCACGCCTTCGCCATGTCCGGGGCTGTGCCGATGTGCACCTTCACGCCGCGCGCCTTCAGGACCGGGGCCATCGACGCCGCCGGGGACTGCCCGTCAATCACCACACGCAGCCGACGCCCGGCGCGAGCCACGATCCACTCGACCGCGTCCGCCTCGTCACCGCCGGCCCACACTTCCTCGACGTGGGCGGAGTTCTCCTCCACCCAGCACGCACCGATCGACACCTGCCGGGCGTGGTTCATGTCCACGCCCAGCGCGTCCGGCTTCACACCGTCATCGGGGCCGACGTCGGCACCCTCAGACCACATGACGCCGTTGATCGGTGAGAACTGCTTCACCAGCTCGTCGTAGATGCCCAGGGCTTCCCGGTTCCACGAGTCGTCGTTCTTCAACTTCTTCCGGAGCCGCAGCATGGCCCTCTCGGTGGTGCGGTGCGGATAGGACGGGTTCGCCTTCTGCCACTGCTCCCGATCCATCGGGTCACAGCCGCGGTCCGCCGCCATCTCGATGTACAGCGTCGCGTCAGACTCGCCGTCGAGCGCTTCCTCACGAAACAGCAGGAACGTCTCGGCCGGGTCTCTCGGACGAGGCGGGGTGCCCATCAGGAAGAACAGCGGGTTAGGGGCGACGTTCTGCGTCGCCGCCATGTCCTCCATGACCGCCTCGGTCATGATCTGGCCTTCGTCGCACACGAGGACGTCCACGCCAGTGAAGCCACGACCGAACCCAGACTCCCGGGCGCCGAACAGGATGCGCGACCCGTTCTTGAACAGGATCGCCTCGTCGCCCTTGCCAGCCAGAACCTGCCGGATGTGCGCGGCCACCTTCGGCCGTGACGCCATCCCTTGGAACTGGGTGAACGTCTCCCGCGCTGTCGACTTGCGGTGCGCGGTCCAGATCACCGTCAGGTTCTTGTTCGTCAGGCACAGGGCGAAGATGATGCACGCGACCAGGTACGTCTTGCCGACCTGACGGGGGATGCTGATCTGGATCGTGTCGGCGGCATACGAGCCGTCCTCACGCTTCGCGAGGATCAGCCTGCCGGCCCCGTCCTGCCAGCCGTCGAACCCCCACCCGAGCCGGTTGCACGTGTCCCGCACGCGCGGCCAACCGGTCGACACAATGCCAGTCGGGGCGACGACGTGACGTGCGACAGCCGACAGCGGGCGGGTGTCAGTAGCCGGTACCGTCCCAGGCTTCATCATCAGTACCCGCCACCACCGACTGCTCGTCATCCTCGGCGATCAGGATCGCCTCGATCTCCTTCGAGATTTCGAGCTGACGACGCGACAGCGCAGCCAGATCGCGAGCCAGCGTGTTCGGGTTGTCGAGAGCAGTCGCGATACGCCGCCGCATCGCCCGCAACTCATCCAGGCGAGACCCCTCTTCAGCGGCCTGAAGGATCGTCTTCGGGGTCTTCGGCTCCGGGGGCTTCTCGTCAGGAGCCACAGCGCGCAGTCGCTTGCGAGGAGGAGGCACGCCGCACCTCCCTTGTGTGGAAAAAACAGGATGGGGGGCATCCGCCT